GGTAAAGCATCGCTCCGAGTTGCGCAGCATGATCGCGGTCAACCGTGCAACCTGCAATCACACCGCCAGAGAAATCTTCGACAAGGGCCTGCGCATATTCACTGGTGCCACCAATACGCACCAGCTTTCCGTTTATCGTGGTCGCCTGTCTAACGGAAGGAACAATCTGGTTTTCCGCAATCTCGTCACCTTGGAACTCTAGGATTGTAACCTTCTTACTGGCAAGCACGGCAGGCTTTCCGCCATCCTCAGCGACCATTCGTCTGACACGCCTGAAAGCATCCTGGGCGCGCGCAGGACCACCCCCAGACCAAACTTCACGCGCGCGGCCCCGAACCTTTCGGGCAACATCGTGACGGGCAAGCAAGACAGGCTTTGTGCTGCCCGTCTCAATTTTGACTAGGTGCAAGTCAGAGGGATTTCCAAGAATCACCATCAATTGATTGAGATATTCAATCAACCGATCGAGCGGCATCGTCTCCGGGGTATAGCCCGGCACAGTAAATTCGAAGCGCTCAAAACCAGACATCGGCTTAATCTACTCCGGCGGATTCGCCGGGTAAAGCTACCATCTTCGGTGCGGCTTGGTTATCCATCGGCTGTGGTTCCTCTTGCTCCGTTCAGACTGCGCGGACTTCAATCCGGTTAGCTGACTTGTAGGTCAGGCGCTTGCCAACGATGCCAGACAACGCCGCGACAGAGCGATCAGCATCATTGCATCCGAGCGCGGCACGGTTGTTATAGCGGAACTCAAATTCGGCCAGATAGCGGTGCAGATGTTGCTCGCCGCAGTGCTGATACACGCCCTTCATGCCGCGCTTGAAGATCGAGAAAGCGCCTTCCACCGTGTTCGAGTGGATGGTGCGGTCGGTCGGATCGACATAAATCTTGGTGCCGTGATGCGTCGTGCCGTGCTCGGCAAACTCGCGGCCAATGGTCCAGTACATCTTGTGCTCGTCGGTCATCAGGCGCGCCTCGCGAGAGATGTTTGCCCGGATGATCGGGTGGACTTCGGCCTTGCTGAACTTGTCGAAGGTGAACGAGCGCATCTGGCCGGTGGCCCGGTCAACCAGCGCCAGAACGCCATATTTGTGCACATGACCGCCCTTGCCCATCTTCACGCCAGGGCGCTTGCCGAAATAGGTCTCATCAACCTCAACCGCCGTGCCGCCGCCACCAAAGGGAACGCCGATGCCTCCATCACGCATGGCTTCGCGGATACGGTGCGCCAGAAACCACGCGCTCTTGTAGGTGATCTCAAGGACACGGTGGAGCTGATGCGCGCTGATACCCTTCTTGCTGCTGGTGATGAGGTAAACCGCCTGTAGCGCCTTGTGCAGCGGCAGGCGCATATGCTCGAACACCGTGCCCACTTTGACGGTGAACTGGCGCTTGCAGTCGCCGCAGCGCCACAGGCCTTCACGAATGCGCTTGGCCGGATTGGCCTTCACCTTCGTGATGCGATCCATACCGCCGCAATGGGGGCAAACCGATCCATCCGCCCACACGATGCTTTCGAGGTAAGCAAAGGCCGCTTCCTCATTGTGAAAGTAAGGCTTGGACAGAACAGACATGACTTTGATTCCCTTCGAGGAATCTTATGTCACATCGCTATCGTGTTTGCAAGGTATATAAACGCCAGTTCGGCGACCTTGCCTTCCAGTTCGCCAAGGCGGGCGAGCGTTCCCACCGGCGCGACCTCGAAGTCCTGCTCGGCCATCACAGCGACCCCTTCCAGCGAGAGGAAGCGCTGATCGTGTAAATCCACCACCATGACTGCCCGCACTCGCAACCCGGTTCCCGGCAATCGTATGGCCCGCTCAGTCCGGCCCCACTCGGATCGTGAACCACCTTTCCGTCCATCGCTATAACTGCATGGCCGTCTGTAGGGTCATCGACCGAATAGCCGCACACGATCACCGGAACGCCGGGGTTGGGTTTTGAGAAGGTGTCGAGCACCTGCTCAAGCGTCCAATTCGCCGAGCAATAGGTTTCAAACAGACCGAGGCCGCGCGGCGCGAGGGTTGCCGCCTATAGATTGGAGGACCAACCCAATGACTGACGCACACGCGATAGCGGCCAAGCTGACGAAGGCGCAGCGGGACGAGTGTTTGAGCGAGGCCTCGCGCGGCCATGTTACTCGCTTTTCCGACAGCAGCCTTTACGACTTCAAGTGCATCTTCTGCGGGGCTGTTGATGGAATGCCCCTCCTGGGCTTTCCTGACACCTTGAGCACTGCTGACTGCCCGACCGGCCTCGCCGTCCGCGCAATCCTACAGGAGCAGAACGATGACTGACCATCACAGACGAATTGGTGATGGCGGCTAGGGCTGCACACACCCGCCAAGCAGCGCAAGCGCTTCGTTAAGCGCCTGCCGTAGTTCCAGCGCGCTCGCAGCGATAGGGCCTATGTCAGCCGCAGCGTTGCCGGTCAGCTTGTCGCGGATGCTCGGCGGCGCGGCGGGTATCTGTTCGCGCTTCACGCAAGGCACGGGAACGGGCTTGAGGACTTCCATGGTCCTGACTTCAACCGCTGGCCTCTGATCGCTACAGCCCGCCAGGGACAACGCGACGAAGGCCACAAGGCACATGGCAAGCGCGCCTGAAATGCGGTTCACAACCCTGCCCCCATAATTTCCTCGCCTGTCTCGCAGCCCTTCACTTCGCGCGCCTTGATGCGCCCTATCTGTTCGGATAGCCCCCTGTTTGCCGCCTGCGCCTCTCTCAGCGCCTTTTGAGCAGCGGCGGCTCTCGTGGCCCCTTCCTGTTCCAAGGCCCTTACAGCGGCGTTCTGGCTGGCAAGCGTTGCCAGTGTTTCGTCCAGGCTCTTGGCGGTGACAGCGTGCCGCGCCTGCTCGGCCACGAGCGCGCCCCGAGCCTTGTTGATCCGCCCCACGTCATGCCGGTGCAGCGCCCACAGTGCGCCCACCGCCAGCAGCAGGGCTAGCGTTCCGGTGCGCCAGAGGTTGCCGGTCAGGAAGGCTAGGGGCATGGGTTCACCTGCGAAAAAAATGTTGGAATGCCTATTGACAGCATAGGGGCAGCCCTATATAAGGGATCGCAGGGGATGACCCCGCCGACAGGAGAATGTGAGATGATTACGGTTAAGGTGAGTAGGGCCTTTTTACGCGACCGCGAAGATCGCGGGTTGGATGTCGGGCTTGTCCACTCATGGGGTGGCAGCAAGTCGCGCATCTCATTGAGCCAAGAGGCACTTGAGGACATGATTGATGATGCAGCCTATCAAGGCTGGCATACGGATGCATCCCCAAGCGGCATTGTCCGCGCTGCCAGAACAGCGTTTCGTGATTTGGTGAAGGCAGGATGCGTTAACACATGGCTGGTCCGCAATAATCTAGCGGAACCTTCGGACGCATGACATCCGCTGACTTCCGCGCCGCCCGCAAGGCTCTCGGCTACACCCAACACGGGTTGGCCGAGGCTTTGCGCATGGGCAAGCATGGTTGGCAGACAATCAGCGCATGGGAGAACGGCAGGACGCCCATTCCCGGCCCCGTGCAGGTTGCGCTGGAATGCCTGCTGAACCACGCCTATGGCCATGTCAGTGCCTCCCAAACGTAAGCCAGCCCGCATAAGCGGCCCCGGCGAGAACGGTTGCGCCCCATAAAATCCACGGCCAGCGCCAGAGCGGGTCGGACAGGTCGGCGCGTATGGTTGTCCAGATGTCAGTCGGCATCATTCACCCCCCTTCGGCGGTTCGCTCGCAGACGTAATGCCTATGAGGCCCGCCACAGAAAGAAGTATCGCGGGAACATAGACCTGCATCGCCTCGAAAACCGCTTTCCAGTCGGCACCCGAAACGCTGCCCGCGCGAAGCGTTACAACCGCGATGATCGGCACGGTGACAATAAACAGGGCGAACACGATAAGGCCGAGAACCCGGCCAATTGCTACCGTCTCGTTGTCCTTGCCGGTAAGGATGTGCTTGAACCATGCCATCACCAGCCACCCACTTGCAGCGCGGCCTGGAATTGCAGCGCGTAGCGGGAGATTAGTTCCGCCTTGTCCAGCCCATTGATGATCCGGCGCGCATGGGTGAAGGCCCGCCCCGATGCCAAGCCTTGCGGCGGCAGGTAGTCGCGGAACGCCTTGCCGGTAAACAGGCCGTGTTCCATCCCGGCGCGCATGATGCGTCCGGCAATCTTCGGTTGCAGCGCAAGGTCGGGATTGCCCACGAGGTCATAGCCCAAGGCTTCGCCCATCGTCCTGTAATTGCATTTCCAAGTTAGTTGGCAGTAGCCACGGCCCGCATATTTGATGCCGTCGCCCGGTTCGGTGTTGCCGTGGCGAACCGCGCGGTTCGGGTTCATGCCGGTTACGTCATACATGCGCGTCAGGTAGGCATCGCCGCCGTATTCCTTGATCGGCTGCATCGAATGGGCTGTCTCGTGCCAAGCGGTTGCCAGCGCATAGGCGCACCAGGAGATCGGGGTGCCCTGCATCGCGTCAAGGATGGCCTCGCTTCCCGAGACTTCGCCGCCGTCAAGGGTCGGCCCCATGACGCCCCGGCGGCAGACATTGAAAAAGGCTGCGCGGTCCATAGCATTTCCCTTGTAATGTCAGGAATGTTGGGTTAGAATCGCGGCCCATGGCGGCACCTGCCAAAGCTGGATCGCGACCGGCTAAGTGGTGCGGAGGCAGACCGCGAAGCGCACCAGTGAGGTCTTAGAACCGAACTCGCCTCTCCGGGACTTGGAAGCGGGAGCCGGTATAGATTACCCCGCAGCTACACCCTTCGCGCCGCGACCTCGATCAAGGGCAGAAGCACCCGCGCCGATTCCTCCGGGCTTTCCCCGTAGAAAATGACCTGTTCCACCGAATCCAGCAGGGCTTGCGCATAGGCCCGCGCATAGTCTGGAATGGGGGGCGGGTTATCCATGTCGGGGAAGATGGCGCGCCAGTCGGTCATTGCCGCGCCCGCTTCCATTCAAGGAACTCGACGGCCTCATACGGGTCAAGGAAGCACGTTACGGAGTTCAACTTATCCGCGCCGGGGTCGATCACCGCCACACCCGCCGCGCCGTGCTGGTATTCGCCAAAGCCGTGGTGATCGGCATAATCGTCATCGAACTTGTATCCGCGCACCCGCAGCAGGTTATAGACGAAGCCCCGGTGCGGGTTCTCGCCCTGCCTCATGCCGCAATCATGGTGGTGGCCCGCAACGTAGAGGTGCGCCCAATCCTGCATCTGCGCCGCGCGCTCCAGTCCATGTAAATTATTCCATATGGAATTGCCCTTGAAGTTGTGCGCGGCCCACAGGCGCAGTTCGTGGCCGTTGGGTGATACGAGCGTGACCTTGGCCTGCCAGTCCTCCAGCGTGACGAAGTGCGGGGCATGGCGCTCGAATACCGCTCGGCCCACAGGCCCATCCCAAAGGTCATGATTGCCCGATAGCCAGATGAACCAGGGAATGCCGCTGTCGGCAAGGTAGTGCTTCACCAGGCGTTGCGCGGTCTCTGCGCTCGCGTCCTGGTTCGCCCATAGCCTTGCGAGACGCCCTACCCAATTGTTCGTGGCATCGCCAATGTTGATCGCATAGAGGGCTTCGGTGCTTGCCGCCAATTCCACATGGCTTTCCCAAAGCGGCCAGTTGCACCCGTCATCGTCAAGGTGCGGGTCGCCAAAGAACATCAGCGCATAAGGCCCGCTGGTGGGGACATTGAACCTGCGCCAGCGTTTCGCCGCGTTGTGTGCATGGCGGCGCTTGAAGCGGCTACGGGCGTGGCTGATAACGTCCTCAATGGGAACGTCCTTGTCGGGCAGGCTTTCGCCAAGGGGAACGGCGGGAGGCGGGGAATCGTCCGCCTTTTTCTCAACCGCCTTGACTGTGCGGGAGATATGCGACTTGTGGATGTCCAGTTCGCGCGCTGCGGCGTTGACGCTGCCGGTGCGCTGGATTGCTTCGAGGACCATGCGCTGCCGCTCGGTGGCAAAGTCAAGGATGCGCGGATCGAACTCGCGCGGGGGAAGGCCGCCCTTCATTTATCCGCCTTGCCGTCCAGTTTGTTCCAGATTTGGTCAAGTTTCTCCTTCATCTCGCGGATGTCGTCGCGGTAGTCGGCTTTGGTGACATAGGTGAGCGGCATTTCGCGCACGTCCTTGTCGAGCCGGTCGAGCGCCTTACTCACGTTGTTAAGCACCCAACCGCCGAGGAAGGCGGCAATGCCCACCGCGATGTTGAACAGCATCTGGATTGTTGAAGTGTCATCGCCCACCTAGAAGCCCCTTAGCTAACCGAAAACTCAAGCATCTCGAACGTGATCGTTCGGTCAGTCTCCAGACCGTGGATTTGCCCGCCCGCCGAGCCGAAGCCGACGCCAACCTGCCAGCAGTCGTTGCAGGCATCATCGAGCGCCTGTTGCGTCAGGTCGGACGATGCGAGAACGCCCTGAAAGTTCACAAGGTCGATGGGCAGTTCCGCCACATGCTCGCCCTCGGTCATGGGGAACAGTGTGGTTGAAAACCAGCGGTAGGTTCCGAACTTGCCAACCCCCGTCCAGTCGTCCCCGCGCCGCTGGAAATAGAGCGACAGCTTGGGCTCGAAAGCCGCAAGGTCGGGCTGCTGCGGCTTGAGTTTCGCACCGTTCAGCGTCACCCGGTAGCGCGCCCGGATAGAGCCCGTCAGGGGCTTGTCAGGGGTATGCGTGACCGCGTGGATATTCGCTCCGGGGGGAAGGTCGAACTTCCAGCCCGTATCCGTCAGGGTCGGCTTTCCGGGCATCCCGTGGGAGTAGTTGCGCCCGTTGACGCGCGGGCCGATATGCCAGCCCTTCGGCTGCGTGTGCCGCCAGCGATAGGTGAAATAGGCCACAGCGGCGAATATGGCCGGGGCGGCTATCAGGAGAAGGGTTGGGAAGTTCATGGCTACACGCTCGCTATGGATTTGATGTTTGGGCGGTTGAGATTGGTCGGAATGGTGTAGGGGCCAGCCGAAACGCTCACGTCCTGCGTAGTGTCGTCGTCAAAGGTGTAGCGCAGGGTCGCAACGCCCGCCGGGATCGTGAAAGAGAGGCTGTCCGCTGTGCGCGTGACCGCACTGGCGGTGGTGGTGATATAGCTGCCCGCCGCGCTCTTGTTCATTTCGACCTGGGCACCCCACAAGTAGCAACCATTTACCCCATCCCCCGTGCTGAACGGCGTGGAGCCGGGGCACCAACACGGTATCTTTGACGTGCCAATCGCGGCAAAGGTGGCGGAGATGCGATACCAGCCGTTCCCGTAATCCTCGATCACCGGAGCCGACAGGCTAAGGTTCGCATCCGCGCCATTGAGAGTTGCGGTAAGCGCGACCAGATCGAAGGTGTAATAAAGTGTCGCCGTGTTCCAGTCGGTCAAGCAGATGGTGGTGAGGCCCGACGCCTTGACGAAGATGGATGCGGCAGCGGTCACGCCAGCACTGACGGCACCTGTAATGTGGCCGACCTGATGATATGTGGTTGCCGCCGTTGGGACTACCAGTTCGGCGGTTGTCGCCCCGCTCGGAGCCACGCCCGCATCAGCAGTGACGGTCACGCCAGATTTCAGCCATGCGGCATTTGGGAGCGCTTCCGAGCGTGTGCCGGTATTTGTCCCGGATGGTTCAACCAGAATGCCCTTCGATGCGTGGCTGACCGGGTTGTAGTTGAAGCGGGGCGCGGTCGCGGACACCACGTTGCCGCTCGAATTGACCCGCGTGCCGTTTGTGCCACCCGACGCAGTGACATGGCTGTCGAGCGTGCCGGTGGTGAAGTCCAACGAAGGTATCCACGGCGCAGCCCCGCCCCGCGAAAAGCCCATGCCCAGCCCCAAGCCAAACCCGCTCATTGTCAGCCTCCACCGATGAACGAAACTTTGTTCATGCCAAGTTCCCAGATCAGAATGATGGTCGCGCTGCCCGTTGTCGGGGCCGTGCCCGAGCCGGTATATCGCCCATAGATCGTGCGTAGCGCGGCAAGCGGGTTCAATCCGAAGGCGTTTGGAATGTCGATTGCGCCCACCGCGCTTACGTCAACGTCGAACAACAGGCTAATGCCCCCGGCGCTGATGCCAAGCCGCAGGTAATCGGTCGTTCCGGCGTTGAATGCTTCCGTGACGTTGACGCGGGCCGAGATTACATTCGCGCCCTGGGGGATGTCGCCAAGCTCTATGTCATTGCCGCTATCGCCATAGACAATCGTTCCCTGGACGACGCCGAACTGTGCTTGTGTGTATGCCCTTCCGGTCATTTTAGGCGCTCCAATCGGTGTAGGCAGACACGCTGCTGCGCGGCGGGTTGAAGTCGCTGGCCCACAGGCCGGCAGGCAGAATCACGTTGCTGGTGGGGCTTGGCGCAAACAGTGTGCCGCTGTTGTCGTAGGTCATGATTGCGCCGCTGCTGTCGGGCGTGAAGCGGTTGTCTGCCCATTCGACCCATGCGCCCGAGTTAAGGCCATTGATGCGGTTGACGCCGCTAGCCGATGCAGACGGGTTCATAATGCCGGTGTTGCCGACGATACGGATAATTCCGACCGTCTCGGTGTATCCCGTGACGGTCAGGGTAACGATGGCGAACGATACGTTCGTCGCCGCGTTCGATACGAACATATTGTTGCGAACGTCCGCAAGCCGCAGCTTGCCCGCCGTCGAGAAGAAAACCGCCTTGCCGATGCAGGTGTTGTTGCGGACATTGACGATAACAGCATCGTTCTTGTTTGATGCGGGGCCGGGGTCGTCGTCCACGTCCCTGATGCCGGTCGTGGTCAGGCGGATGCAGTAATTCGCGTTGGAGTTGTTCTCGGTGTAGGATTGGTTGTCGTAGAAGTCGATGACGCCACGCGAGCAGTCAACGCGCAGGTCCTCAGCGAAGTTGTAGAAGCGGTTGCCGTAAATCGACGTGTCTGCCGGGTCTTCAAACCCGGCGGCGGCATTGGGTGCGGACCCGCCCCAAAAGCCGGACGTTTCAAGCTGCACCGCGTAGTAACCGCCGGTCGAGGCGTAGCCATAGGCGTTGTTGTCATGGATCGACACGCGCTGCGAGCCGATCTGGCGCACGAAGCGGGAAACCGAATAGCCCCCCTTGCTGCCGCCCACGGCAAGGTTGCCATAGACGTGGCTGTTGTTCGCCTGGAACAGTTCGACCGCCTGCCTGCGAAAGCCGGTGATGCGGTTGTGGCGCACCGTGGCCTCGCTGGCGAACCACATGGGGTTATTTACATCGTCAAGGTCCATGTCGGGGTGCGCGGTAACGCCGCTGTCGCAGTCGTAGAGCCAGCAGTTCTCGACAATCAGGCCCTTGATGTCCGCGCCGTCATTGAGACCCCCGGTGTATTGCGCTGCGGTAAAGGAAACCGCCGCCGCTTCGTTCACCTGTAGCTGACCGGCGACATTACCTGCCTTGAGGTCGCGAATCCTGCCGTTGTTCGCGCGGAACTCGATGCAGTTGCAGGCATTGCCCTGACCGTTCAGGATGGTTGCGGAAAGGCCCGCGCCCGCAACCTCGATGTCGTCGGTGTCAACGTAGATGGCCGCAACGGCAGTCCCGCTTGAGCCCTTCTGCGAGATTGTTGAGCCGGTGGCGTTGTCGAGCGTATAGGTGCCCGCATCGAATACGAAGGTGCAGCCGGTAGGAACAAGGCGCAGCGCCGTGTTGATCTTGTCCTGCTGCTCGGTCTTGTTGGTTCCAAGCCACCAGCTTGCCCGATAGACCGGGCGTGTTTCAGGGCCGAACACGCGGCGAACCCATGCCCCGCTTGCGCCGGTATTGTCGCTGTCGGGCGGCACGTAAAGGCCGTTGTCGGGGTCCGATGTAACCTGGCTGGAATAGTCGCCGGTCGAGAATACGAAGACACCCGCCCTTGCCGTTTCGGTCAGCATGGCGGTGGACCCGCTGCCGTAGTCCGTGATGGCCTTGAGCGCGGCGAGCGATGACGCTGGGAGAAGCACGTCCGCAACAACGGTAGCCCCCGCCAGGGCGTCAATCATCGCCGCCTGCGTGGCAAGGACGGAATCCGTCAACTCGGCAAGTTCGGTGTTGATCGAAGCCCTTGCCGCCGCCTCGGCCCCCGCGACGGTATCCATGCCATACATGGGGAGATAGCGTTGGATTTTCTGGAAAACGCCAGCGTCGTCATAGAAGCGCAGGCTGTAGTTGTCTTCGGGAACGTAGAAGTCGTAATTCCCGTCATCATCGACCAGCGCGCGGTTGGTGATGCCGGAAACCGTCGAAATGGGCGTCGAGTTCTCGTCGCTGAAGATCGGGATGACGGTTGAACCGTCCGTGTAATCCACGCACTCGACCTGCCAGTTGGGGAGGGCATCGCCCTTGTTCGTGGTGCATTCGCCGAACCAGTGAAACATTTATAGCCACCATGGAGTGAGGGTGAAGGTCGCGCCAACGTCAGCCGTGGCGGTGTTGCCAAGGCTGTCAGTGCAGGTGCAGCGGAAGGTTGAGGACGCGACGTAATCAGGGTTTGGATCGCCGCCGAAAACAGTGGTCGCAGCGGTCGGCGAACCGGCTGATCCAATCGTTCCTGAAACCCGCGCCCAACTATAGGTGTAGGGCGCAAGCCCGCCGGTCGGGGTAACTGTGACCGAATTTGTGACGGCGGGGCCGAAGCCGTATGTGGCCGACCCGATTGCCGTCGAAGGGGATGCGGACAGGGAAAGCGCCGGGGTGAAGCCTAACAGGTCTTTCCACGCGCCGCCGACATAAATCTTGCCCTGCGTCACCGTCTTCCAGGCGTTGCCCACCCGGACCTTGCCGGACGACAGTTCTTTCCATGCGCCCGAAATGCGCAGCGAGGTGGCGCTCACGGGGTATAGTAAAGCACGATGTCGCCGTTAGCGGGCGAGGCGGGCAGGGACGTGCCGTCAGCAAGGATCGACACCTTGCCGGAAGCATTCGACGATGACGCATGATGCAGGAACGCGCCTTCGCCCGTGTAGATCGGCTGTGTTCCGCTGAACGTGCCGCCCGCCGCCGCCATCTTGCCGGAAACGGTGGTAACAAGGGCGTCGTAAAGCAGCTTGAACGTCTTTACGCCCGCCATGACCGACCGCAGCGCGCCGTTCAGGTTTCCCGGCGAACAGCCCTCCGCGATATTGATGCTGTCAACGGACGTATTGCTGGCCGGAGTTTCCGACCAGTCGCCGACTGAAACAGTCATCGGCTTTTCCTTTCATCTGGAATGGTTGCGTGCTATTGCGGTAAAATGTTTCACCTGCTTGCACTCGTTTTGACGCCAATGGCGTTTTGGCTTGGCTTACGTTTAGCGGCCACCCACAGGGGCAATAGCGGGAGCGAGAAGCCCCCCGAATAGGCCCATCCTCCCGCGACGGCGCAGAAGTTCATTGTAGCGCACCTGCACGTCCTCAAGTGCAGCCGCCGCTTCTGCTGGGCTGCGCGGGTTGAACAGGACGGGGGCCAGGTTCTCGGCGTTCTTTTCTGCCAGCTTGTTGGCCCCGCGAGAGAGGCCGTTACTTGCGCCCCTGCCAAGTAGCCGGGTCATGGATTGAAGCAGGCCCAATTTGCCTCCAGTGGCGAGGTCGCCTGCAACGCCTGCAACACCGGCAAGAGGACCGGACATAGCCTCATCCATACCAACACGCGCGGCGGTTGGTGATCCGCCGAGTGTTTCGTATGCCGTCTTGGCCATGTCGCCTTCAAGCCCCGCAAGGCGGTCGAACTTCGGCGCACCTGAAGGGAACAGCGATGCGACTTTGCCACGTTCAAGTGGGGAGCCATATGCAGCGTTATAGGGGTTGCCGCTGTAGCGCATTTTGGCGGCCTTGTCTGTCATGGCCGTGGCGTAGCCGATGCGGGCCTCGGGAAGCGTCACATCGTCCAGCCCGCCCACATAACGGTCGAAGGCGTTCTGGTTCATGCTCGACTTTGGCAGTTCTGAAAATCCCGCATCAAGCGCATCCTTGGCCCTGGCGAACTTCGACCACTCGGCATTGCCTTGGGCGTAAAGCGGGTTGATCTCGCCAAGGCGGCTATTGAACCTGTCCTTCAAGCCGATGACCGATTGCAGAAGGGGATTGCCCCTCGCGCTCACGCGCCCAAGCGGGTCTGCGTAATCATTGATGGTCTGATCCATGCCGCGCTTAACAAGCTGCAATGTCTCATAGGAAGGAACACTGGTCAGTGTCGGCTCGCCCAAGTCGTTCAGGTCGATGCCGATCTTGTTGGGGTCGATCTGCTTGTTTCCGGCGATAGTGCGGGCGTGGCCGAGCGCAGACTTGCCAGCAGGCGTTTCAAGCATGGCCGCAAGCGTATCATCCACCGGGCCGGGACGATTGAATGCCTGCCGGTAGTAAGGGCCAGCGGCTACGTCTGCGGCATCGAGGATGTTGCTTCCGCGTGCTGCAATGTCCGCAGGTTCAGCAAGGTAATCGTTAACGCCGCTCGTGAAGCGATCAACCTGCCCCTGCGCCCGAGGACCGAACGTGTCCTCCGCCAAGGCGCGGGCGTTCGGGGACTTGCGAGAAATAACGCCACCGAGAATGCGCAACCTGGGGTCCGCGTCCGCGATGGTGTAGGGCAGCCCCATGTCGGCAGCATCGCGCAAGTTGGCAGAAGCGCGGGCGAAGTCCGGCTTCGCCTTTATCATGGCCATATCCTGCGGGCCAACAACCGAAGGCAGGGACGCAGTGCCGGGACGGTAGCGGTTAATGGCATCGGTCAACGTTTGCCCCAGCGCACTGTTGGCTGCCTTGTCCAGCGCGGGCGCTATGGCATATTTGCCAACAGCGCCGCCACCAAGCCCAGTCGCGGCACCGAGGATCGCCCCGCCGAGACGGTTGTTATTTTCCTGGCCCGCGCCATAGGCCGCGCCATACAGTCCGGCTGTAGCAAGAGGGGCTTTCGCTGCTGCTGAGCCAAGTCCAGGCGCAAGCCTGCCAAGACCGTAGCCACCAAGGAACCCGCCCGCGATGTTGCCAAACATGTCTGACTTGGGGTTTTCGCTCGCGGCGATAGTCTTGTCCGCGTTGTAGCGGTCGAGCAACTGCCCATAATCGCCTTGGCCGAGCAGCGACATGCCGCCAGCAAGAAGCTCATCGTTAAGCCCGAGCGTCATGGCATTGGATGCGCCTAGCGCGCCAGCGGCCACCGGACTACGCTTGAACGCCTCTCCATAGGAGATCGGTTCTTCTCTCCCGATGTTCGTTGACATGCTATTGGGGTGCGTTTTCTTGTATTTCACCCATTCGCTGTAATTCTTGGGATTCAGCCCCTGCGGGTAGCCGCGCGCCCTAACGTAGGCGTCGGCCTCCGCGAAAGGCCGTCCGGCACCGATGAGAGAATCAACGCCGCGCGAGGTTTCCCCATCAAAAATGAACTTGGAATCCCCTTTGGCCAGCGAAGACGTGCCAATGGCCGAGTTATCGGGTGCATCCCATGGCGTCGGGGGCGCTCCGTTAGGACCAGCCCCAGCGGGCGGAGCACCGGGACCGCCAACTGTTCCGCTGGGAACGGTGACTGCGCCAAACTGGCTGCTCGACATGCCAAGGCCGGAAAGTTCCCTTTCCGCTTCCGGGGAGCCAAGGGGCCATACCTTACCTGTGGTATCAGGGACGCCCCCAAGTGTCATTATCGCTGTGCGCGCGGCATTCTCGCGAATGTTGTTCAAGCGCCCAATGGAATCCGTTATGGTTTGGTCATAATCCCAAGAACTTGGAATATATGGCCCTGTCCAAAGCTGCGCCTCTCCCGGACTGTTAACCGCCGAGCCAATGAGGCCGAGCGCCGTGACAATCTGCCCCCGCGCGGAATCAGCGGCCTTGTTGAAACGCTGATTCCTGGGGAGCGGCAGAAAGTCCTCGATCCCACCAGCAAGCCCGCTGGTCATTCCGGGGCCTTCATCAAACTTGCCCTGCAGATCGCCCGCGATGCCACCGAGCATCCGCGCGCCATTGAACTGGTCGATGGCCTTTTTATAGGTTTCAGCGGGCAATCCATTGAGCCGCGTTTCCGCCGCGCTCTTTATGGCCTCGCTCCCGGCCTTGTCCGCATCCTTCGCCGCTTTGGCGATTACGCTGGGAGCCGTCGCGCCCTTGACCGAGTTATCAATCGCCTGCCCCTGCGTGTCCGCAATGGTCTTGCCGACATTCGCCCGCGCCGTGGGACCCTTCATCAAGGGGTCATTGTTCGGCTGCGGGGTGGATGACACAGGGCGGATGGGGTTGCCCTGCGCGTCAACTTCCCACCATTCGCCGGTCTTGGTGTTCTGCCTGTAACCCATTATCGGCCCCTAACTTTTCGCATGTTGCGTTCCACGTAAGCCCGCGTCTCTGCGGGGAGACCGGCGAGCCATCCTTCGCCCCGGTCCTTGATCGCGGCATCCACGCGACCCGGGCCGGCGTTGTATGCCGCCCACATTTTAGGCAGGTTGCCGCCGTAACGGTTCTGCATCGCCCTGCGGTAATCGCGCCCGACGCGGGCGAGGTCATCCGGCGAGCCGTTCCACGGGGTAATCCCGAAGCCGGGGTCACGGGCGGTCGATGGCATCACCTGCCATTCGCCCATCGCGCCCTTCGGTGAGGTCGTGTAGCCGCCGACGGGGGCGTAACGCTGGCCCCCGCTTTCCGAATCGACCGTGATGTTGTCGAGCATCGAGCCGCTAACGAAAGCCGCCGCTGGCGTTGCCGCCAGCGCCTCCCGGCAGCGTGTCCACAATTGGCCCGAAGTCCGAAGCATTGGGCGGCGACGCGGGGCTCTTGTTGACGGGGTAGAAGTTCCCGAATTGGTCCTGCCGATATACAGGCGGGTCGATGCGGTTCGCCAGCCACTTCTCGAACTGGTCGGGCGTCAGCGTGCTTTTCCAGAAGTTGTAATCGTTCACCGTGTCGTTATTGATCGGCTTGGGGTTGTCGCGCAGCCACTGCTGCTGCTTCTGCCAGTCCTCCCATTCGTTCTGGCGCTTCATCTCGTAGTCGGAAAGCTGCTGCTCACGCTGGCGGCGCATCATGGCAAACTGCAGCGGGGCGGTCGTGTTGCCATTCGCAACCGAACCAAGCATCATCAGCATTTCACCCAGCGCGCCAACATCAAATTTCTTCTTCGGTGCCGCCTGCATCTGCGGCAAAGCGCCATCCATCGGAGGCGCGTTGTCAACCTGCGGATAGCCAAGCCCGCCAAGGCCGTTGGTCATGCCGCCGAACAACGAACGGTTGAGCGAACCGAGCATCAGCGCACCTCCCTATAATTGACGGTATGGAAGCCGCCAATGTCAGGACCGAGCGCATGGGGCTGAACCTGCGCGGCTTCCTGCGCCATGACGCCCATGTGAACCGCCGGTTCGCCCTTGTAGCGGTAGGTATAGACCGTAAGCCCCCCATCGGTCTGCCCGACACGGCGCACGTCTTCCTTGAGGCGAGAATCAGAAATACCAAGGAAGGGGGCTGCGGACAGGACTGCGCCAATACCGCCGAGAACGCCACCCAGCCCGCCGCCGCTCTTCTGCGTCGTATTGGTGTATTGGCCCAGCAGGCCGCCGATGCCGCTTGCATACTGCCCCGCCGCCTGCATCGGCAAGCCGCTCGCGGTGGTGGCGGCACCAAGCAGGGGCGTGATGTTGGCAAGTTCGCCAAGGGCGATGTTCGGGGCCATTCCCGCCGCCTGCGCCTGCAACTGCTGCTGGTTGTTGTAGTCGTTGTAACGCAGGTTCATGCTGTTCTTCGACACCTCGTTCGCCAGGATGCGGGCAAGTGAAGACCCGCCCGTGAGCCCGCGTGTTCCAAGGTTCGTGCCAAGCGCGCGCGCCGTGTCATTGTTCGACTGGTCGATGATGCCGCCAAGGAAGGGGTTGCCGCCGGTATTGCCAAGGGTCCGCGTGATGTAGTCCGAGGCCGCCGTAAGCGCCGGGTTGCCCTCGTTATACCTGTCCAGAAGGCCGGGGACGAGGGAGCCGATTGAATCGGCATAGCCCTGCACCTTGCCCGCGTTCTGGTTGTAAACACCCGTGACCGTGTTCGCGGCATCGTTCAGCTGCGTCGCGTAATACGGCGTGTTCGATTGGGTCGTCTTCGATCCGCTAAGCCCCATGGCACAATTCCTTGATAATCGTCTGCTGGTGCGGCCTGTATCCGCGCTTTGCCAAAAGCCTTGCCCAACCGGCGCGGCTTGAAATGGTCGCGTGGGTGCATCCGCACTCGCGGCCAAAGTCCTCGGCATCCGAAATGAGTTTCAAAATGCAATCAAGATCACCGGCTGCGAACATGCCGTGAATTTCACGCGCCCCGCCGGGGTAGGACTTGAGTTCAAAGCCGATCACCGCCCGTTCGTCCCCGCGCGTCTGGATCGCCCCCGTCCATACCTGCCCGTCCACCCATTCAATCGGGTAGAAGCTGCGGTCCAGCATCGCCTCAATCGCGTCCCTGTGGGCGAAATAGGCTTCGACCGTCACGACAGCAGCCCGGAAGCGCGAAGGTCGGTAATCAGCGCCACGACAGCCTGTGAAATAGCCACCACCGCGTTGTCCAGCGCCTGCACCTCGGCCTGTGTCGGCGGGTTCGATACGGTCTGCCCCGCATAACTTGCCAGGGCCGCGCGTGAGGCCGTTCCAGTTGCCGCCGTCCACGTCGCAATGCCCTTCAGGACGGGATCGACAGCCTCAAGCGTCGTGATGCGGCTTTCATGGTCCGCAATATCGGCTTCGTTCGCCGTAACCCGCGTCTCATGGTCGGCCAGCGACGATTCATTCACCGCGATGCGGTTTTCGTGCCCCCTGTGCGCGTCTGCGACAAGGCGCGGCCAGTCCTTGCGGTTGGCCGTCTCCGGTAGATACCTACCTGCCACCGCCCGCATCCGCTTCGAGGTCAAAGCCCTGCGCGTAAGACCAGCTTGTTCCCGCCGCTATCGTCCACGCGGGCTTGATAAACCGCCCGCTGCCCCTGATCGGCATATCGCCGTTCGTGCGAATGTCCCCGGCACTGACGATATTGGGGGCATCGCCAAGGCGGGCGCGGAAGTCCATGGTAAACCCGTTTCCGTCCGTTGCATCGGTGATGGGCCTGACCGAGCGCGCGCGTGTTACCCGCCCCTTGACAGGCTCCATGAACGAAAATTCAAAGGTCGCCTCAAGCGTCGAGCCGAAGAATGTTCCAACCTCATCGCCGTTGACGCAATAAAGCCTTGGATTGCCGCCGGTCCAGCGCGGATCGTCCAGGCTGATCGACATGGCATCAAGGTCGGTATAGGTAACCGCCAGTTCTTCCAGCGTGACCGACGAGGTAAAGCCCGCGAACACCCCTTCAATATCGAGCGTGGCGGTCGTCCAGCGGTCCAGTTCGAAATTGTAAATCCACTGCTTGCCGCTCGGCACGCACCATATGACAACCTTGGACTGCGGATCGACCGCGCACGAAATGGCCTCCCATTCGTCACGCGACACCTCGCTGGAAAAGGTGCGGTCAACCTTTTCCGAACCGATAGGGCGCAGCGCCTGCCCGTCATCCAGCGCCATGAAGCCACGGTCTGAAAGGAAGAACACCGAGCGGCCCGATTGCGCCACGGACCCCTTGGACGCGCACCCTACGTTGTCGGTAATCTGGTCATACTGGAACGGCGCGGTAACATCGCCCGTGCGCGTCATGCGCATGATGCGGCTGCGCTGCAGGATTACCCCGTATTCTCCCCCGGCAAGCCCCATGACCTCGCCGCCCGAAAGCATGGGCTGATAGGTCGCGGTCGAACTGACGTAATCCCAATCGGTGTGGTCGTTGAAACCGGACGTGTAGATGCCCAGCAGGTCGCTGGAATCCTGCCCGATGACAACGTAATCGCCAACCACCGCGATGCAGACGCCTGCGGGCGCGTCGGTCAGGTCCGCACTCGTTCCCGCCGTCAGATCGACAACCTTCGTGACGCTGCCATTGACCGCAATGGCGTTGTCGCCGAACTGCGCAAAGCGCCATTGCCCGGTAACGGTCATGCTTGTTTCAAGGTCCGACCATGAGCCGGAAGAATACTTGGACAAGCCGCTTGCCGTGCCCACCAGGAGCGTTGAGGTCCGGTCGGATGCAATGAACGAGGCCCCGCCCGCAAAGGCGGCGGGAAGCGCGTCCGTGAACGAATTGAACCCCGCAATCGGGCCGTAGCCATCGACCTTGGGATAGACATTGTTAGCGACGCTCAAGGCCCCGCTGTTGGCCGACTGGTCCGGCAGGAAAGCCGGAAGCTGGATATTCACGCCGTTATTGCCGCAGCCTTGAGCGTGGCCGACGTGTCCTCGTTAACCAGCACCCACAAGGGCACATTGGCGAACTGAACGCCGCTATTCGCTGCCGCAGCCGTGGGTGTGCCCGTGCCGATGGTGATGTAATGGGTTGCATCGGACACGAACAAGGCAACAGCGGCACTCGCGGGTATGGAACCCCCGGCAGCGCTTACCCCGCTGGTCGTGATGGTTTCCGAACCTAACGGCTTGCCAGCGCAGCCTCGGTGAATTGAACCGTAATATGAAACGTAAAGCGTTGCCATTTGTAACCTCCTAGGGAACGAATTGGACGCGAGGAACGAGCGGCCCGCCGAAGATTTGCCGCATCAAAAACCGCTTGGTTTCGGTAATCGCCTCGTCCCATAACTGCTTGAACAAAGACGCGCGGACGTCGTTCGCCACATATCCTTCCGCGAACAACATCGAACCGTAGAAGTAGAGGTCGGGATGCTCGGAAAGCATGTCGTTCGTGGGGTTGGCCTCAGACAGGCCGACCAGCTTTGACTGGTATGTGAGCGCCACCGTGGCATCGCACGATGGCCACAAGTATATCGAATTGCCCTCGATGCTGTAGCCTGTTGGCGTGCTTCCGGCGGCGATCAACCGGCCCTCGTAGGGTGAGACGCAGGGAATCACCGCGCCATCGTATGCCACATGCCGGATAATGTCGCACCCCGCAGGAAGCGCCCCGGTGCCATCCACAACAGCCACGCTCCCGGTCGTTTCACCGAACAGCGGCTGCAATTCACGCCGCAAGCGCGCCTCGCAAAGCGCCACCATCGACTGCACCGAACCCGACAGGTCCGAACGGTTCATCCAGTCGGCAATCGCGTCCGTCAGTTCCGTGTAATTGTCAAACGCCAGGTTTACCGGGACGCTGAAAGCGGTCATGCTAGCCCCCTAGAGAATGATGCGCGCCATGCCCGGAACGAGGTGCCGGTAGTCGCTATCCATCAGCTTTTTTTTGAGCGCGTCGGAGTGGTGAGGGTTCCACATGTCAATGCCCTCTTCCGCCAGCCACTTGAGGCCGACAGAAGCCGGGATGTGCCCGACGTGCCAAAGTTCGGAGCGCTTGTCCCGTTCTTCAGCGCGCTTGTTTTCTTCAATGATCTGATGTTCGCCAATGCCCTCATAGCGGACCTGGACGGAATCATCCTCATCACCGTTCCTGATCCACTTGCGGACGCCATTCCACGAACCATCGTCGAGAAGTTCCCAATCCATGGCCTTATCCTTCGGAACAAGCCGGGGGAGGCCGGAACCTCCCCCGAACCCATTAGGTCAGGTCGCGGATCGCGCCGCTCGCCGCTTCATTGAGGCAGCGAAGCGCGACTTCGTTCCTGATCGCCTTGCGGGTTGCGAGACCCGTGGTGGCAAGGTCGAAGGTAGTCATGCCCTCGCCAACGCCAACATCCCAGTATTCGGGATCGACGATCAGCGCATCGCGCGAAGAGGCGAAGCGATCCGGCACGAACTGAATCTCGCCGAAGTCGCTGACGTAGATGTCAGCACCCGCAACGATGGTCAGCTTCTTGTTGCCGGATTCGCGGCGCTGGGTCGCAAGACCGGCAAAGGCCGCTTCGGTCTGCTTCTGCGTGCCGTTGGTGAACACCATCTTCGGATTGCCGCCAGCGACCCAGATGCTTTGCAGCACGGTCTTGAGCAGGGTTTCCGTATAGGCGCGCTGCGTGCCGTTGGTGGCAGCGGCAACGATGCCCGCAGAGAACCCGCCGTTGGCCGGAGAACCGGCGGTGCCCAGCGACGTGTTGGTCGTGAGCCACGCCAGCGCACCAGCGGTCTGGCCTGCGGTGCCCGCAGCAGCGGCGACAGAGGCGTAGTTGCCCAGGAACCGCTTTTCCTTGTCGGTGCGCAGCTCGCGAGCCGACTTCATCATTTCACGGGCCATTTCCGACTTGCGACCGGCCTTGTTGGTCCATTCGACGGTGGACGAGGAGCCAACAACCTTGGTGAAAATCTGCGTATGCGTGCCGACGCGGACGGTGTTCGCGCGGGAAGCATTCGACAAGTCGTCGCCCTGAATCGCCGCGTTCGCATGATTTGCGGCGGCAAGGGCATCGGTCTGCCATTCAGTGTAGGTGTTGGAGATCGTCGAAGTGCCGATAGCACCCTGGAACGGGGTTTCATCGGGGAACAGTTCGGCGATCTTGTTGTCGAGGTCTTCACGAACGCCCACGCGGGAAACGTTCTGAATCGTATTGCTGGGAACAGCCATGTTGAATATCCACTTGCTGAGTTTGGGAGAAGCGCCCGAAAGAGCGCCGCGAATTGAACCCTAAAGGTTGCCCGAAGCCTCAAGCCAGTCGGCGAATGCGGCATCCTTGGCGGCTTTGTTGTTGCCCGCCGCCCTGACGCGATCCCATGCCTTGTTGCTGTCCGACGCCCTCGAATTGTCGTGGGGTGCGCCGCTCGGGCGAAGTGTCCGGCCCTTCGCGGCCCGAACCTTCTGCATCTGCTTCGCCATTGCCTTGTCGTATTTGTCCGCCTTGGACTTCCATTCTGCGGCCTTCTCAAGCGCGCGGAAGTCTTCGGAACCGGCAACCTGCTCGAAGGCCTCGGGGCTGAGCCCCAGTTCCTTCACGAGGTTCAACGACTCTTGAATGTAGGAATCCCGCGTTGCCGGATCGGCAAGTTTGGGAACGGTCAAAAGGTCTGCGGCGCGCGACTCCTGGTCGATCTGCTGCGCCCGTCCGACCGCGTTATTCCTGATCTCGGCCACCTGCTGTTCGATTGCCTCGAACTGGGCAGATTCGGCGCGATACCGGGCATCGGCGGCGATGTAAGAAGCGGGGTCTACCTGCGCGAGCTGCGGGTCAGGCGCGGTCGGCCTGAACGGCTCGATAAACGCCTTGAGCTGGGCTGCGTAGATTGACTGGGCATGTGCGTCGGCGCTCTGGGCTGCGGTTTGTGCCGCCCTTTCGCGCTCTGCTGCCTTCGTGGTGGCTTCCTGCACCTGTGCATTGCGGCGGGTTTCACTCGCGGCCCATGCCTGCTGGGCTTCCGGCGGAAGCTGCGCAAAGACCTCTTTTTCCTCCGCATTGAGGCTGACGGGCGCTTCGATGACCGATTCCGGTTCGTCCGCCTCGCCTTCCTCTACATCAAGGTCGTCGCCTTCATCAGCGGCTTCCTCAATCTCCTGCTGTTCCTCATCCTCCTCGGGGAACATGAAATTTTCAAACTCCGCCACCTTCTCATCCGCACTAAGCGGGGCGGCTTCGGTCTCGACCGATGGGCCTTCCATTTTTGCTTCCTTGGATTGTGCTGCATGGCAGCGGGTTAAACCGACTTGGGAATCCTCATTGCGCCAAGCCTCTCGGCTTCTTCGCCGCGATCCTTGGCCAACTTGCCGGTGGCGATGATCGCGCGGACCTTGCCGTCAAGGCGGCGAAGGTTGCGGTCTGCGGTTGCCCAGTAGTAAATCTTGTCCGTATCGGCGGGGTCCAGTTCGGCAGCGGCCTCGAACGCATCAAGGCGCAGCGCCGCGATCATGTCCGCAATCCCACCGTCCTCACGGTAGAATTGTTCCCACCTCATGCCGCGTTGCACAGCATCGCCAGTCGCATCGAGCCGCGCCTGTTCCACCGGATTGATGTCCAGTTTTCGGCAGGCCCACAGGACGAGCCGGACAAGCAGGTCACGCATCGAGCGCGCCGCCCGGACGATTGGCGCTCAGGTGCGCTTCGGAAGCAACCTTGTGAGCCGCGATCTCGGCTTCCCTGTCAATCTTGTAGATTGCGAGCCCATATTCGGCGTCGGCCTTGTCGCGGGCAAGTTCATTTTCAAGCGCCGCAGCCTCGCGCTTCTGTTCCATTTCCAGCGTGTGCTTGTCACGCAGCGCCTGGATGTTCGCCGCGTTGGTCTGTGCTTGCAGGGCAAGCTGCCCATCAGCCTTTTGCTTGTCGAGCGCGAGTTGGGCCTGCGCCATCTCCGCTTCGTGCTTGGCCTTCATCTGCGCCGGGTCGGGCCTTTCGGGAGCGCCGCCTTCCGCCGGGTTGTAGGCGTAATCCTCGCCGCGCCCCACACCTGTATCGCGCGCCATGCCGTCGAACCAGTTGAACACATGTTCAGGGCCGCTCATGCCGTTCTGCACGCTAGCCTGTAGTGCGCCAGCAAGCGCCATGCGGTAGCCGATGCGCTTGTCCTTGCTGTTCGATCCCAGGCCAACCTTGATCGACACGGCAATGTCATCCGGCCATGTGCGCGGGTCCACTTCGCGAACCTTGCCCTGGACCTTGATCTTGATCGGCTCCCCGTCCGCCTTCATCAGCCTGTATTTCTTGTAGAACAGGCGGCTGACCGTTTCGGCAAGCTGATGGGCGATCATTTCCTCGCCCTGCTGGCCCTGCGCCTGCATCAACGCCGTTCCGGTCGCGGTCTTGTTTAGTGCATCGGCATCAAGGCCCTGGTTCATCCGGGTGATGCCCGTGCGGCTCTCGCGCTCGCCGGTTAGCCATTCCATCGCCTGAAGCGACTTGCCCACATCAACCCCGGCATTGAAGGGCTGAACCGCAGCCGAGCCGCCCTTGGCGCGGATAGGCGAGCCAGGGATGGGGCTGAGGATGTCGTTGATCGTATCGACATCGGCCAGGTTCATATCGACAACCGGGCGCGGCATGTTGCCGAAAGCCATGCCATCGAACAACTGGCGAGCCACATAGGAGCGCGCCAACTGAATATCCATCACCTTGTCCGCAAGCGAGTAGCCTACAAGCCTGTGCGGACGCGGATAGGGGCAGAACACGGCGAAGGGCTGGTCATCGACCGTTTCAATGGACAGTTCGCCACCGGCCTCGCGCAATATCTCGTTTTCGACCCGATAGACCTTGACCCGTTCGGCTATGCCGTCGCCGTCAATGTCGATGCGGGCATATTCCTCGCAGAGCAGGACTTCCTCAAGTTCAGGCTGGGAGGCATTCTGCACCAGATTGTCCAGCGAAGACGATTCGTTGTTCTGCCAATCGTTTTGCGTATAGGCAGGGAGCGAATAGACCTGCTCCTTGTCGAATCCCATTTCGACCAGTTCCGAACGGGTCTTGGGTTCATCATGGCACAGGTAATCCGCGTCGTCCTCATGGCGAGCGCGGGCGGAGAACTTGAAGCGGTTAAGCGGCACCGCGTAATCGACGAAGCGGGACACCACGCTTTCACGCTTGATCTGCGCCGTTACCGTGCCGTCGCCGTTGTCCTGCACAGCTTCGATCTCGAAGTCCTGCACCGATGCCGCGATGGCCAGCACTTCGGGCTGTTCCATCACGGTTTCGCGCGTGACTTTCTCTTCCGTCTCGCGCACGGTCTTGAATACGCCGATCTTCTTGAGCAGGCCGTCGAACAGCGCGTCGTGAAGGATGCGCGCGCCGTCCTGCTGGCGCATGAACACGTAATTGATCGTCTCGGTGATGTCGTCCGCAACCTGATCCCCGCAGCCTTCGCAGGCAGGGTCCTGGCAGGCTGGGCCATGCTCGTCGGTGGCCTCGAACTCAACCACGCGGTCAGACGAAAGGAATGTGCGCAATACGGACTGCGCCATGTAGTCAACCGATTCCTGCACGTCCGGCAGGATGACTTCCGATGCCCCGTCGCGGGCCGGGAACGTCGAAATGTCCGCCTCGTAATAGCGGAAGGCCGCAATCTGCAGGGGGGCAAGCTGATCGGCGTAGTTCTTGGCCGCGTCATATTCCTTGCGCAGCACCGATGCCAGCTCGCCAGCGTCAAGGCCGGTTTCTGATGCAGGTTCAGATTCCATTATACCCTGCCTTTCATCAGATTGGATAGGTCGAGTTTGACCGGCTGCTGCTGGTCCTCATGCGCAACGGCCATCAGCCCGAAGCTATCCGCCCCATGGCTCGCCCAGTCGTGCTCAGGACCAAGGCCAACGCCCCGGCCTTCGTCCTTCTTTTCGTGATACCAGCCAAGCGCATCGCGCCCCGCCGCTGTCGTCTCTTCGTCGAACCATATCTGCGGGAACAACCGGCGCGCCGCTTCAATGCGAGCCTTGGCCGCGCCGCGCCCCTGGTTGGGGATGACCGTCACGTGATAGCCCGCCTCGCGCAGCGCGCTTTCGTATGAGACAGAATAAACCTTGTCGTGTGTCGCCCCGTCATGAGGTAGCACAATCTGCGCTCGGTCAGGGCCATAACCCATGGAGCGCAGCCAGTTGACATGCGCGGCCAGAGGTTGCCCAACCGCCTCGTAATAATCCCTTACCCGCACTTCCTTGCCAATGAACTGAGCGGGCCAGATCGAACACGCATCAGCCCGCGCGCCAGTTCCGCCGATGTCCCAGAACAGCCGAACGGTCATAAGCGGGTCAAAGGCCACCTTGCCTATCCGCCCTTGCTGCTTGGCCTCTGTCAGTGACCTGGCGTAATAGGCTCCATCAGCAACGGTTACATAACCGCCTTCCCAGATGTGGTCATACTGGTCGGGCTGCTGCCTCACGCAGTCCAGGCGCTCTTGCTCCAGTTCATCGGGGAACCATGGATTCTGGTCCCAGTTCGCCTTCACCACGATTGCTCCGGTCGGCAGCTCATCACCGCGTAGCATCTTGTCCACCGCATCGCCTTTGCGGCGCGGGTTCCAGCTAAACCACAGTTCAGACCCCGGCGCGCGAATGGTCGGGCGCAGCAGGTTCAAGCTGCGGTCGCTTACCGTCTGGGCCTCTTCCACCCATGCGACATCAAAGCCCTCGTAAGACTTGATGCTTTCGCTCGTATGGTCCTGCAAACCAGCAAACACGATCAACCCGCCACCGGGCGTCTTGATTTGCGATTCCTGCACCTCGAACAACCCGCCAAGGTTATGCGCGGCAATCTTCTGATCAATCAGGCGCTTTGCCGATTCCTTGAGAGACTTCTGGACCTCGCGGCAACATAGCCCGCGAAAGCCGGGTTTCCTTACCGCCATCGCAACCATCAGGTCGGCAAAGAACTGGCTCTTGCCAGAGCCGCGCCCACCCCAAGCCCCCTTATATCGCCCCCGCTCCAGAAGTGGGGAGAATGCCTCCGCGCATTCAATTGGCAGGCTTGCGGACATTCCAGTCAACCGATGTGGGAAACAGCGGAGCGCCGTCCTCGCCTGTCAGTTCCTTACTCATCAGGCCTGCCACCATGCGGGCGTATTCGTTCGGCTTTTCAGCGCGCATAGCCTTAAGAACCACCGCGCCGTTTTCCTCAAAGTCCTTTTGCAACGCCTTGAAGAACTGCTCTTGAAGGATTGACCGGGCCCCCTTGGGGCGTCCTGCCGGGTTGCCAGACTGCCCAGGCTTCCATTTCAGGTCATCACGAAGATGCGCCGGAAGTCCCGGCTGCTTGGGGGCTGTATCTTCAGCCATAAGACCTCGCTTTCCGCTCCGTTGCCGGTGGGCGGTTTCAGTCAGGTTGTGGGATCAGTTCACCCTGTCGCCAAAGGCATCGGCCATCCAGCGGTCGAGGTAGTCCAGTTCGGGAGCGGTCAGCTCTTCCATGTCATCCATGGCGAACAGGCCGTGGGCCTTGCGGAGCAGTTCGCGGCGCATCGCGCGCCTCAGAGCAATGGCCGTCTTCATGTTTGCTTGCATGGGGCCTCGCTGAATTTCGCCCGCCGTCTTACCCCCGGAGAGAGCGGCGGACAGGCGCGGGAGGGAGAGGGAGACTCGCAGCGCGCCCTATTTCACATATCGCAGACATGACTAGAAACCCGACCCTCCGGGCGCTTGCGGGATACATCATCGGGGGGCTGAGCCACGTCCTGCCAGATGTATGTGCGCAGGATAGCTTGTTCTTGTTTTGTGTCAAGTGTCATTGTCATGCCCGCCGTGCAATCGGCGCTTCGTCCGCTTCCTCGTCCACCAGCAGGAACGAGGCAATCTCAATCGGCTTGTGGAAGCCCGCGAAGCTAACCAGCGTCACCTTGCCCCTGTGGCCCTCCACAACGCCTGTGAGGCCCACGAATGGCCCGTCTGGCATTTCCACCTGCGTTCCCTCGGGCAAGCGCGGCACCTTGCGCCCGATCTGCTTCAACCGCTCAAACAGCCGGTTGCAGCGGGCTTCCTCGGCGCGCAGCGATTGCAGTTCGCTATCCGCCACCAGGGGAATGCCGCCCTTGTATGTGAATACCCGGAACTTGGGAAAGTCCAGCCACGGTTGCCTTGCCAAGTGCAGCAGGTGGTCAATGCTCTTGGCCCCGGCGAACAGGTAGCTAGGCATCAGCGCCGTCTCGCGTTCATAGCGGTTGCGCTGGCGGGGGGTGCGCCCGACCTTGCGTTCAACCGGCGTCCATGCCTCGATCCCCTCGGCGGTAAGGGCGCGCATGGCCTTGACGGTATCGGCGGGGGCGGTGCGGAGAATGCACCATTGGCCGAGGTCCAGGATGGTGTCATGCGTCACTTGACACCTCCCCAAGTGCTGCGCGGGCGCGTTCGCTGAACTGGCGCAGCCATTTGCTCCGGTCCCACACTTCACCACCAGGCGGCGTTGCTGCGAGGTCTTTGGTGATAGCCTCCAACTCCGCCACCCGTTCCCGCAGGCGCGCTATGTCGGCCTCTGCCTTGTTGGCGTAGTCTTCGGGGGTGGGGTGTTCTTCGGCCTGTGCTGCAATGCGGTGGCGGGCGAACGCTTGAACGTGTGGGCAGGTGTCATATTGGCCAACCAATACCCCCTCGCCCGCGCCTTCAACATGTGGGTTGAAGAAGCGCACCACTTCGGTCGCCGCCTCACGATCCGCTTGCGTCACTTCAACTGGTTCGCTCATTCCATCCACTCCTTTGCCCAATCGGCCCGCAGGCCAGCGTATTTCCCCGCCTTCCAGTTCGCCCGGATCGTTGCCCGCGTTACCGGCTTGCCCATGTCGGTTAGGTTGAACTTCATGCGGATTACGTCCTTCCAAAATTCAGTGGCGGGGAACTTGGGCTTCACTCAGCGCCCACGATGCGGCTTGTCGTTTCGTCCATTCGCACGTTCACGATTCCGCACTCACCGGGCAGGCCCATGCGGACCTTGACCACGTTCAGGGTGCCAGCGTTCACGGTCTTGTCGGGGCGGTGATAGATCAGGCCATAGTCGGCCTTGTTCGCCCAGTTCGCGGACCCTGCGATGTCGTAAAGCCCCGGCGCGCCATCGCGGCCCTGCGGCTTCGTCGGGTGCGCCACAACCCACAGCGCCACGTTGCTGCGCCTGGCGAACCGCTTGAGCGCACGGATAGCCCGCCCGATGTAATCCGTTTCGGTTTCGTTTGGCGCGCGCTTGTGCTCCAACTCGTTCCACGGGTCGAGGATGATCAATTTCGCCCCATCCCGAACCGCAGCGGCGCGGGCAAGTTCGATGTATGTTTCAACATCGATGTCGCTTTCATCGTCCAGCGCGTTGGAGATGACCGAAAGCCGCCGCTCGATCTGGTCATAGGCTTCCTGCTTGCGCGGATGGCGTGGCAATTCGTGGAAGCTACACCCGAGCAGGGCGCGGGCAATGCCGTCACGCAGGATGGGCTTGGGGGCCGTCTCGAATGACGCCACGCAAACAGGAACGTCCCGGTCGATGCAATGGGCGATGATGCTGTTCAACACGGTAGATTTGCCCATGTTGCTGTAACCGGAAAACACGGTGAAGGTGCCGAGCGCCAGCGACATATGCGCGTCCAGCGCGGCAATCCCGGTGGCCATCGACTGCACTTCCGCCGCCTCGGGAAACTGCGACAGCTTGTAGAGGCCCGCAATGGGGTAGGGCTTGGCGCTGGCAATCAGCTTCACAACCTCGCGGTCGCCATGCTTCACCAGGACTTCGTTCAAGTCCTTGCAGCCTTCCGGGTAGGAAATGAACTTGCACCGCTCCGGCCCGAGGATCGCCGCCAGACCCTTTGCCAAGGCCTGTCCCGGCTTGTCGCCGTCCGTGGCGAGAACGAAGCTTTCGATGCCCTTCAGCGCCGCCTCGTGCTCCCACATGTAGGCGTAGGCATTGCCGGTGAAGGGGTCGCTCGCCTCGCTGGCCGAGGTGCCATTGGGAACGGACACAACCCGCTCGAAACCGGATGCCATCACCGCAAGCGCGTCAAATTCGCCCTCGGTGATAATGACCTCACCCACCCCGGATAGGCACTCTGCGTTCCACAGGCACAGCTTGCCGCCCTTGTCCATGCTGTGCTGCTTTTGGCTGGTGCGCCGATACTTCCGGTTCACGATTGCGCCGTCGTGCAGGTAGGGGATCGAAAGCCACTTGGCGTTGTCCCGTGTCACGGTGGTCAATCCAAGGCGCTCCGCCAAATCGGATGGGATGGCGCGGGCTTCCAGCCACTTGCGATGCGGTTCCTCGATCATTTCCGGTTCCTCCCTTCAGGCCACAGTGATGGCAAAAATAGACAAAGCCGCCGTCCCTGGCGGTGACGGATAGGCAGCGGTCGGCCTTGTTCTTGCGGCCCGCGCTGCACTCGGGGCAGGTGAACTTGCCCGCCTTGGTTGGGGTCCAGGTCATATGCCGACCTTCACTTGCGGCTTGGCGCGCTTGCGAAGGGTCGCCGTGATGTAGGAAACGGGGTCCGCCGCGCGTTCGAGTTGCGCCGTCGTGATGGCTATGGCGGTTGCTTCCCGCCCGTGGTCCTTGATCCACTTGCCGATGAGCGAACGCTTGCCACCGATGAAGCTTGAAGCGTTGTCCCAAAACGCCTTGTCGGAAGGCCCGTCAGGGCAGTTAGATTTATCTAACTGAATATCTGTATCTGTATCTTCTATTAGCTTAGCAGGTGCTGAGCATTTGTTGTGCATCTGCTTAGCACGTGCTAGGCCCCCTTTACGCTTATTCAATGACTTAGCGCGGACCTTAGCTAGCTCGTGCTCAATTCTTAAATGGCAAAGCTGTTTTCCAGCTTCGTCAAAAAACTCCAAAATCTGCGGTTTGATCCGCGTCCATTGGCCGGGTGTCATGCGGCAAATTCGGGCCAGTTTCTTGTCGTCGTTCGGCAGGGCTTCACCCCTCTGCCAGTAGGCCATGATGAGCAGCAGGTAGGCCCCGTGCTCCAGCGTCGTCAGGTGCGCCGCGTCCGAAAGGTAGTCCGCAATGTAGAGCGGCATGTAAGGGAGCGCAGCCATTACAGCGCCTCGAACACTGCCAGGAAGCGCGCAAAGGCGGTGTCCTGTAGGGCGGTGAAATACTCGTTCTCGACCAGTCCAGGTCGCTCGCAGGCAGCTTGCCGAAGCACGGAAAATGCTTCGTAGGCCCTATCGACCTGGGCTTCGTCGATGCGGAATGTCGGAATCTGTTGCGCGCCATCGCGGCGCGTGGCATTGGCCTTACGAGCCATTCGGAACCTCCTTGTCAGGTTTCGTGGTTAGGGCCGGTTGGGAGCGGCAAACTCCTTTCCGGCCCGCTAATATAGCGAACAAAGGGGGAACGGGCAAGCGGTTCATGCTGCCGCTCCGTCTATGAAAAGGTCGCCTTGGCGCTGGGCTTCTTCGATGCGGCGGCAGGCTATCTCAAAGTATTTCGGCTCGCGCTCGATACCGATGAAGTCCTTGCCCATCTGCACTGCTGCAACGCCGGTTGTGCCCGACCCCATGAAAGGATCGAGAACCGTCTCGCTGTGGGGCGCGTGGCCAATGCACCACTTCATCACCTCAAGCGGCTTTTGTGTCGGGTGGCCGTGGCGCTCTTCCTGCCCCTTGCGGAGCATTCCGTTCCACATATGCCGAATACGGCGGACAGCTTTAGGCAAGTTCGTCCATGCCAATTCGCAGTCGGCAAAGTGCCCGTTGATTTCCTTGTCCCAAACCAACCAGCACGAAGATGGCGGGCAATCGTAGTAGTTGCCGCCGAAAATGATCTGCCAACGGCCAGAATTGCGAACCAGCGCCATAAGGCCGGGATCGACCGGATTTACATCCCAATCGGTGGACTCGTAATGGGACTTTGCGGCCATCATTCCGCCGCCCTGAAAGCCACTCGCCTTTGCCATCGTGGAATCTGCCTTGATCCCATAAGGCGGGTCAGTGCAGACCAGTTCGACACGGTCCAGCGTCGGCAGCACCTCGCGGCAATCGGCCCTATAGAGCGTTGCACGGCCAATCTTCACAAGCTCGACCATCAGCCCCGAAACCTCTTGCAACCGAACTGGTCGTGCATGTCGGCGCGCGTTCCGCAGAAGCCGCAGGGCTCGCGGCTCACCCGCAGGCCGTCGATCCGGTCCTCCTGCTTGCGCTTGGCTTCCATGTGGCGCGCAACGTCATCGGCATTGACGTGGGTGTAGTTGTCCCAACCGCCCCTGGTGCCGGTCCACAGGAATTGATCGACATTCGCAGGCTTCCTGCCATTGAGAAGCGCTTTCAGGGCGTCCTCAAGATGGTCGCTGCCCTTCACAATGCGCTTGCGGTTGTTGATCTCCTCAAGGCTAGGCGCGATTGCGTCTGCTGCTGGATCAAGGCCATGCGGCTTGACCGTGAAGGCGCGCTTATCAAGCTGCGCCGGCTTCCAGTTGGGGAACTTGCTGCGCACCATGTCGGCGGCGCTGAAAGCATCCACGGCGGTGCACAGGTGATCGAAC